AAAGAAGTAGAAGAAACAAAACCAGTAGAAGAAACAAAACCAGTAGAAGAAACAAAACCAGTAGAAGAAACAAAACCAGTAGAAGAAACAAAACCTGTAGAAGAAACAAAACCTGTAGAAGAAACAAAACCTGTAGAAGAAACAATAAAACCTATACAAAATGCAGAAGAAGAAGAAACAAAACCAGTAGAAGAATCAATAAAACCTATACAAAATGCAGAAGAAGAAGAAACAAAACAAGTAGAAAACTCTGTGAAAAATGAAGTAGAAGAGTCAAAGGAAGAATCTAAGCCTATACAAGAAGTCCCTACAGTAATACAAAAGAAATGCGCAAGTGAAGGTATTGAACCAGAACAATGTGAAAGTAAATCCGATTATAAAAAACAAGCATTAATATTTCATCCAGATAAAAATGTGGATTGTGCTGAAGAAGCGTCCGAAAAATTTAAACTATTATCAACTTTATCAGGATGCTCACAAGAAGAACAAATCAATAAACTATATAATGAAGAATTATTGGAAAAATGCAAAGATAATGATTATTTAAACACCATGATGAATGAATATAATAAAACAAAGAATATTAATTATTTAAATCAATACAATTATTGTAAAGAATTATTGAAAAATGACCAAGAAAAAAATGTAAAGGAAGAAGAATTTGAAACCATGGTTAAACCACAATTAAAAAAATCATTAAATTCAACTGAATTTGTAACAAAATATTTTTCAAACAATGAATATTATTATATGAACGATCTAATTTTTAAAAATATGGCGAAAGAAGAACAAATACATTTAAAAAAAAAACTATTAGAAAATATGGGCGTACCTGTAATCAATGAATACACACAATTATTATATAATAATTCAGTATATAGTTTAATAGTACAATCAAATGCAGGAGGAGGCAATTGTTTTTTTATAGCTTTATCGGATGGTATAAACAGTTATAATTCCTATTTAAATTCCAATACAAATAATTTTAATAATCGAATTGTTTATAATCAATTTGGTAAGAATATACCATTTACACAAAAATCTTTGCGAATCATCGTATCAAATTATATAGTAAACAATAAAGAAAATTACAATGTTCTTGGACAATCAAATACAGAAGAATTGAATAAAAAATTCAACAATTATATAAAAACAAATAATATTACATTATCCAGAGAGAATTATATCAGCATCATAGATAATATATATAATTCAAATGATAATTTTTTGGTTATAAAACCAGAAACTATACCAGATGATTTAAATCAAGAACCATTTATTTTTGCGATGACTGATTCTGAAAAAATAAAATATATTGAAAGTTCCTATTATTGGGCAGATAATAATACAATTGAAATAATAGAAAAAGAATTAAAAATAAAAGTAATCACGATTCAGAATATAAAAAACAAGTTACAATTACCATTTTCTAATTTAACAAATGATATTGAAAAAGATGATTGGGATAAATATATTTTCTTATATAATATTGATAATAAACATTATGAATTGATTTCATTTAATTACACTACTAAATTTGGTGATCGTGCAAAATCATATGATATATGTATTTTTAAACGAAATATGCTAACAATACCACCTCTTTATATACTTGTCTTATTATTTTCGGATTATTATTTAAATTTATCCAATATAAATCAACAAAATGTGATATTATTTAAAGAATATTTTGAGAATTTTAAAGTTAGTTTTAATAAGATATACAATGATGGTAATCAAATTTTAAATAAAACAAGAGATAAAAGTTATTGGAAACGATTTTATAATTATCAAAAAGGTTTTTGGAAAAAGTTTTTAAAATTATTTGGTAAAACATCAAAAACAAAAGAAGAAGAAGGATTTCAAGAAATTATTTTTTTACAAAATTTTAATGAATATTTTAACACAAATCCAAATTCACAATTGAATAAGAATTATCCAGAATTGATAAATATAAAAAAAAAAATAATGTCTGGAGGAGGAGGAGAAGAAAACATGTTAACTTATTATATTACAATCGATTTAGAATTACAAAAAGGAGATACTATATCTAATGATGATTTAAAAAATATAAAATGTAGACAAAAATGGAATGCAGTAAGGAAAGCTTACGCAAATTTTACTAAAAAAAAATATGTGATCCCTCCTGTTTACAATTCTTCTTCAGAAAAAAAAAATAAAACACTTAAAAAAAATAAAATATTCAAATAATGCTATAATAAATTATTTATAGTATTATTATTTATATTATTATTTATATTATTATTTATAGTATTATTATTTATATTATTATTTATAGTATTATTATTTATTGTTATTAAATTTTTTCAAAATCGAACTGTTTAAAGGTTTCTTTTTGTTGTTTTCGTTGTTTCTCTCTTTTTGCCTTTTCCAAAACAGCAATCGCAGCAGCCAATTCTGTTTCAGAAACGATACTATCATTATTAGTATCAATTAATTTGTGTAAAACCCTATATTCATGAGGAACAATACACAAACTACTTTCTTCATTAAACAAATACTCTGATAAAATAGTGAAAACAGCTGTTAATCCTAATGCTGCATATATATCACGAGTACCCATCCACGCCATAGCAAAAACAAGTAATTGTTTACTCAAAGAAAACTTCATATATTCTTCCGTCGATTTGCTAAATTGGATTGAAATAAATTTAGAACCAACGTTAAGCAAAATCATAATCACACCAGCAAAAAATTTACTATTATTTAGATATACAACATGATGATTTATATAATCAAATATATATAAAAAAGGTGCAAATAAACTAATACTATTACTACTATTACTATTATTTTCAACAACTTTTGGTTTTTTACTCATATAAATAACGGATAAAAAATTTATTTGAATAAACCAGTTTTTCTTATCAAACGATTTATATGTCCATTAATATGATTATGAAAACTTTCTGTAAAAAGTCTCGCTTGTCTTATATAAGGGCGATATAATCTTCTTATATGTGGTGTAAAATTTTCTTTTGAAATTGATTGAACACTATTATAATAAGCAAAAAATAATATAACAAAAATCAATAGTATATAAATATATAAATATTTCATTATATATTTATAATGTTATAAAAATTGTGAATAATTATTACCAAAGGAAGAATTATAATATGGATCTACATGTCCAGATTTTCTAACAGAATTATTTACAGGTATAGAATTTGATTTTTTTCCACGTTTTAAATTGTTTTCAGTTCCTAAAAGATCAAACCCTTCAGCAGCTACATTACCAGAAGCATCTGTTTTCGGTCTTTGCACTTGGGTTGTTGCTGTTGTAGGTTTTTGAGCAGGTGTTGGCCCAGGGCCTGGTCGTGGTGCTACACCAGGCATAGGACTTGGTCCAGGTTTATTACCAGAAGCATCACTTGGTACATTTCCAGATGCATCACCCCCTACAGTACCAAACCCTTCAAAATATATTTCATCCTTATTATTGATCATAATGATAGCTAATAATACAGTAACTACGCCTAATATTTTATTTAAATAACTAATAATTAAAAGTAAAAATATAAAAAAAGCTCTTCCTAAAGCAGTATAAAAAAGAAAGTCAAATAAGCGACTTTGACTAATAAAAATTAATGTTAATAAAAATGCAACAATCCCCATATTTTGTTTACTGACTAGCTTAAAGTTCATTGGTTTATAAATTATTGTTATATAATTATTTCAAAAAAATTAAAATAAAAATTTCATTCCAATTTCCAAATTATTATCTTAATTTTTATTAAGAATGTCTTTAGCAATGTATGCAGCTCCATTTAATGAAAATGATGATAATAAAAATAATGATATGATAAATAAAAAAAGACAAACCCATAATAAAACACAAAAGAGATACAATACAGAAAATTTTGATACAGAAAAAGTAAATAATGTTTTACAAACAATCCATCAAAATTCAAAACCAGAAAGTGAAGAAGACAATCTAGGCGATTTTAATCCTCCTCCTAAACCAGAATCTTCTGGCGTTGAAAAACGAAAAACAACAGAAAATATGATCAATATGTCGGGCCAAAATATGTTTCAAACATTGGGAAAATCACCTCAACCAAATATTGAATACAACCCAAACAATGATTTAGATTTAAATAATTTTAATACAAATTATGGCGATCAAAAAATGGTGGATGAATATTACAAAAAATTTGTACCTAATTATGAAGCTATCAAACGAAACTCTGTAAATCGACCTTATTATCAAAATTCCACCGATATTATGAGTAATAATCAACAAGATTTATTGATGCAAAAGCTTAATTATATGATCAATTTACTTGAAGAACAACAAGATGAAAAAACAAACAATGTGACGGAAGAAGTCGTTTTGTATTCTTTTTTAGGAATATTCATTATTTTTATTGTGGATTCTTTTGCACGTGTCGGTAAGTATGTAAGATAGCTGTTATAGTGTGTAAATAATACAAATAATAAAAATAAAAATTATAATAAAATAATATAAAAAAATCACATTATAGTATTTTATAGAAAGCAAATGTCGCGATATGTAATTGTTCATTGTAAACATGAAGGTTGTTATGATTATAAATGTATTGAGGATCCTGAAAAAAACATGCGAATTACTCCAGTTACTATAAATCCGCCAAAAGTATTCTTTTTCCCTGATAAAGAACAAGCAAGTGATTTTTTTAACGAATACATAAATGATGTGGATGTGATTGATGAAAGATGTAAGAAAGGCGATGATATCGTTCACTTGGACTATTGTACATGTGGTATTATCGAGTTAGATAACGAAGGAAATACAATTTTATTCTACAATAAAAAAAATCAGATTTTCTTATTGGAACCAAGTGCGGAAGTATTTTTACCAAGTGATTCCATTAAGAAAGACATTCATAATATTAATTTAACCAATAAATTTATTCGAAATTACAAGACTTTATCAAAGGAACAAAAAGAAAGATATATTGAATTAGGTAGAGTATGTAAAAATTCAATGAAAAAGCCACCAACAAAAAAAACAGTCATACAAGTAAAAGGAAGTGATGATGAGGATGATAATAAATAAATTTTTTAGTATAAATTTCACACAAGAATAAAACTTTTATTAGACGAAAAAGTAGGATAAGCAAAATTATAAAAAAAATATGCGGTAGGACTTACAACGTTAGGTTTTGTTTTTTTTATTAAATTATTTATAATCAGATGATTATGTGAAATATTTTCAATAGCTGCAAATCCAAAATTGTTTTTTTCAGCTATTTTCCAAAAACTTATTTTGAAGCCATGAACAAAGGTTTCTAAAGACTCGCAACTGTTCACAGATCCGATACAAGTTAAAACCTCTAAATCCTTTTCAACAAATACACATGATTTTCGATAAAAATAAGCACATAAAATCTCTCTATTTGGTCCCATCACAACATAAACAAATAAATTTTTAGTTTTTATCAATTCAATAATAGTTGATAAATCTGTTAAAATCATGATTTCAAAAAATTCGTTTTTTAATTTTAGAAAATCATTCAAAAAAGATAAATTTTGCACATTTATTTCTAACATATTATAAAAATCTGGAAATTCTGGTGGTTTTGCCCATTTGTAAACGGGAAATCCATAAGTATTGTATGCGCACAAAGGAACAATTCCAGTAAGTTCACCTTCTCTCTTAAATAGATTCACAATAATGTTTTTGTTTTCATGTCTTTGATAATAATGATATGTTTGAATCAGTTGTGGGGCTATATCTTTTTTTCTGTAATCATGATGTACACATAAGTAGTCTACGTAGTAAGCAGGTATTTTATTTAAAATTTTATTTTGTTGAATACTTATTTGAACCGGACGACCAGTAATTACACCTATTATTTTTTTGGAATCGATAATTTTATTATTTTTCAGATCATTTATATTTTCATCTTCATGAAAAAAAGAAAAATATATTTTGGACGTTTGTGGATGGTTAAAATAAGGCATTATATTTTCTCTCTTAGGCAAAAACTGATTGTCGGATTTTTGTAAGTAATGACTACGGATAAATTGAACAAATTTTGTTTTTTTATAATCAGATAATTGTTGATAATTTAAAAATTCAATATTTTTAAAATTTGTATATTTGTTTTTTTCCGGTAAATGATTGTCAATTATACCATATGGGAAAAATAAATAACCAATATCATAAACATGGAAAACTGGTTGCATAGCCCAAAATTTATATCGTATTCTTATATATGCAAAAATCGAGAGAATAACGAAAATAAGAATAAATAATATGTAATAATAATACATATTATTTCATTAGAAAGTTTTATACATTTTATTCGGTATTTATTATTTGGTATTTTATAATATATTCCAAGATTTCATTAATTCAATTGCTTGATTTTTAGAATTTTCATATAGTATATAATCAAAAATATGTTCATTATCTTTATGTCTAATACATTCTATGTAATTTGAATTTTTTATTTCTAATTTATATTCTTGTAATTTATAATTATTATTCCAAAAATTTAATTTATTCAAACAGAATTTATGAGTAAAAGTTTCAATCATAGGTTTATTTTTAATAATTAAGTTTTCAATTCTTTTTAAATCATCATGTGGAATATGATATAAATAATTTAAATTAAATAATTTTTTAGTTAAACCACAACAAAGAAGTCTTATTGTAAAATCACTATCTTCCCAACCATATCCTTTTATATATTCATTATATCCATTGATTCTTAAAAAATCATTTAAAAATAAATAAATGTTACCATGAGTTGACTTTTCATTATCATCTTTAGCACATCTCCAATCACCTACATAAAATGTCCCATTTTCTAATTTGTGATTTTCAAAAAAATTTTCATATAATATAATATCTGAATCAAGTTTAAATATTTTATCAAATTTACATAATCTAGCTGCTAAATTTTGTGCATAAGTTCTAATAAAGGTGTTTTCTTCGTTAACACGTACATACAATATTCGATTATCATTTAATTCATTTATAAAATTATAAAAATTTTTTTTACTGCACCAATCAATTATAATTAATTGATCAATTGATTGATTTAACCATGTTTTTATATTATTATATATATTTTCATTTCTATTCATAACATATGTAAAAATACAAATACCTTCATTTATTGTTTCACCAAGTAAATTTTTATTATATTTAAAAGATTCTGTTAAATTATTTTCAATTTCATTTTCAATTTCATTTTCAATTTCTAATTCTGATAAATATTTATAATTAAATAATGTTTCTGTTAATATATTCGAATATTCAATATTTTTACAAACAAAATTAAATATATCTTTTTTTGGATAATCAAATTTATAAAATTCAAGTTTCAATGCTCGGAAATTTACATATTCTATTGGAATAATTTTTATTTTTGAACAAACAATTGGTTTATTTAAATATATTTTTTTTATATAATTTGCATTTGAAATTTCTATTCCTTTATAAATAAATTCATCATTTATCCAATTATTACTAATATCTAAATAATTAATTTTAAACTTTGAAATATATCCATAATTGTGATCATGTATATTTAATGGTTTTCCAGATATATCTATAACAACAATTTCATATAAATTCTCAAAATTAAATTGAATATATGGTTGAGTATCATTTATATCAGGTTCCCAATATAAATCATTATTAAACAAAACATTTTGAGGTTTGTATTTTGAATCAGAAAACGATGAAGAAATAATTTGACTATCATTTACTTGAATTTTTGAAATATTTTTCTTTAATACTAACTTATTTATTTTTGGATTTTTATTTGTCGTTATAGTTGTTATTTCTTTGGTATATTTATCCGGTATATCATTTTGATTTTCCAAAAAAATATAGTATTTTTGAGAAGAAATTCTTTTTTCCCTTTTTTGTGAAATATTTCCCTTTGATATTCCATAATTATTTTCAATAATACTTAATTTATCAATATGGTTAATACAAATATTGTTAGAACAATTTAATATTTTATAACCCAGTTTAGACATTAAGTAAGCAATATGATTGTCACAACCTACAGTTCCTAAAATAAAATTAAAATCACAATCGGTATTAATATTATTTTTCCAAATCCATGCATCTTGTGCCCAAATAGATGGTGCATATGGTTTCAAATAATTTAAACATCCTTTTTGGGTGGCTTCATCACATTCTAGACCGTTTAAAAAAGCAGGTTTATCATAATAATTCTTTTCATATCTATTTAACGAAATAAATAATTTATGATTATTAAAATCAATGTTTTTTACAATTTCTATACTTTCATCCAAATAAATATCACTATTTGTTAATATACATATATGATTTTGTATTTTTCTATTATAATAACTAAAAACATCTAAATAGCTCATTCTTTTTTCAATAATTATTTTTTTTATTTTTTTATTTTCATCATTAATAAAATCAATATCAATATCTGATTCTAATAATAAATGGATCTCATCTATATATATATTTTCAAAATTTTTTTTTAAACAATAATCAATTTCTTGTTGTCGTTTTATATTGTAATTAATATCATTTGTATTAACATAATAATATTGTGTTATAAGAATTATTTTATTTTCATGATCTTTTGAAAATTTATTATTTTTTATATTTTCAAAATATTCTAATACTGTCTTGTGCATTTTTGTTTTTGAAAAATAATTATTATATAAATCTATACATTTTTTACTCATTTCTTCTATTTTTTTTTCATCATATGATAATAAATGTTCATATAGTTTATCTATTTTAGATTCAGGCCAAAATACAAACATATCATTATAATTTATTTCATATAATTTAGGTAAAATTAATGAATCAGACAATATTACTGGAATTGAACCATAAGATAAAGATTCCCACAATCGAATACTATTTGGTCCGGTACCTGAAGGACATAAAGTAAATTTTGAATTCAATAGAATTTCTTTATAATGTAAATCATCAATATTATTTTTTTTCGTGTTATTTTTATTGTATACACAGTTTTGATAATACCATTCTTTATTATTTATAATATAACAATCTTTTTTTTCAGAAAAATGTTTGATTATTTTTTTTCGAGTATCATTTAGTAAATTTTTATGATCAATTTGTCCAATAAAATTCACAAAATATTTTTTATTTAAATTATCAGTTTCGTAAATTAAAATATTTTTTTGTACTGGAAATAAAGAAATAGGAACAAAATAAATATTATATTTTTGTTCAATTTCATATAATTCATTTGTTTTATGTGGTGTAAAAACATATTTTATATTTAATTTTTTGAATATTTCAATATAATAAAAAAATCTGATATGTTGAACAACTGTAAAGTATTCTAAATCGGTATTTATTAATTTTTTTGTTTCAATTTCAATATTTATTAATTTTTCTAATTTATTAAAATTTTTAGTCCATACATTATCGATATATGAAGCCCATGGAAATGCTATATAATTATAAGGTACATAATTATTTTCCATTAAATTTATAAATATTTGTTTTTCGGTTATTACTGGTTCTTGCCAATAATTATCAATATAAATAACTTCATAATCGCCAATAATAATTTTATGTATAAAATTTTCCATTTGCTATATTTATATAATTATAAATATAAAATATAATTTAAATTATTTTTTATGTTTATAATTCTAAACATATATATATTAATTATAATATAAATTTTTATTGTGTAAGTATTAATTGCATATATTAATTTACAATTAATATATGTAATTGTGTAAAGTTTATATTTTGAATCTTTCCATACTTTTTTTATAAATTTCTATAGCTTTTTCTTTATTTAAAAAATCACCAATAATTACTTTTTTATTTTCAAGATCTTTATAATGAGTAAAAAAAAATTTAATTTTTTCTAGTGTATGTGGATAAATATCATTAATATCAGAAATTGATTTATATGTCGGATCTACTTTTGTACATGGAAAAGCTATTATTTTTGGGTCTTCACCTTCATCATCACTTGTTTCTAAACAACCAATGATTTTACATTTTATTAAACAACCAGGTACCAATTCTTCATCCATCAAAACAATGACGTCTAAAGGATCTCCGTCTTTACTTAATGTATTTGGAACAAAACCATAATTAAATAAGTATTTAAATGGTGTGTGCAATACACGGTCACATATCAATACATTTTTTTCTTTATTGTACTCATATTTTATGTTTGAATTTTTTGATATCTCAATAAAAACTTCTATATGAAATTCATCATCTTGTTTTAAATTCATTTTAAATTATACTATTGATATATAAATGTTTTATAATATTTAAACGAACAAACTTTATTATGAAAGTTATAATGAAATTTATGACGGTTTTAAAAAAATATACAAATATTGGTATTCATAAGCACAATTCATTAAATCTATGATTCCATGTAAAAGAAAACCAGCATTGATTGCACGTGTAGCAATATCATTTTCACTTTCCATATAAAAAATATGTTCATTATTGCGAACCTTCCCATCAGGAAATTTGAATTTTTCATTGAACGTCGCTAAATCAATTTCTGGTAGTAAATCAAAATTTGAGGTATATTCAAACTCATTAAAATTTATTTTTGTTTTGGTAATACGATTTTTTGCGTATTTTTGCGGAGAAACAATATACAACGGATTACCTGGAGGTAAAATAGGGTCAAATTTCTCTCGATTCACAATATGAACAATTAAAAATCCACCGGGCATCAACCAATCCATACAATTACGGAAAAATACATCTTTGTCTTTAAAATAATAAATTGTAAAATATAAACACAATATATGCGTAAACGTATTCATTTTAAATTGACCATTTTCTAATGCATCTGCTACTTCAAATGTTAAACCAGGATAATTGTCTTTTGCTTTATTAATCATAGAAGGTGATATATCAATACCAATAACATTCATATTTTGTTCGGCCAATTTAGCAACATGATGGCCACTACCACAACCTACATCTAAAATCACACTTTTTGAATTTGGTTCTGTATTATTAATGATTTGACCAACTTCATAATCATTTTTAATAGTATTAAAAACAAGGTAATCATATACATCAGCATAAAATTCATCATAAACATCAGAATCCTTTTTAAATAAGAAATTTGTATTATCAATAAAACCTTCTTTAAACAAATATTTGTTTTTAGATGGTAACGGCAATGATTTGAAAAATACAATCATTATTAACAATATGGTTATGAATAATAGTATTTTACCGAAATTTGACATTTTATTATAACAATGACTAATGGAATGAATGGTTTGATTGATTTTCATCTATATGTATTGTTGGTATTTTTTTTGTATAAAAATGTATTATATGCCATTAAGTGATTCAGAAATCAATGATATAAGATCGCAAGGAGAATTTAAAGGGATTACCTTTTCCAAATTCAAAAAAACGGATGTGAGAAAAGAATTACTAAATAGTCTTATTCATTCTAAAATTGAACCTGCTTGTTATTGGAGTGCCGAATTAATTTGTGCTGGACACTTTAGTGAATTGTGGGAAATTATATTGTTTTTTTATAGCAAATATATTCATTTGGGAAATCCTAAAATATCAATTTATTTAGAATTAAGAATCCATCACTTTAAGGATATTTTAAGAAATGGTTACTTAGATTCTGAGTTAAGCTTGAGAAACAATGATAAAATAAGAAAATTATTTTGTGAAATTATGTGTGTGTTATGTGATGCTAAAAGGAAACATAGTTTTGATAATATTAAGATAAAAAAACACGATTTCGATATGACTTTGATGAAAGACCGTTTCAAAGCTCCAAATGTTTATTATGGTGATAAAGTGATTATGCAAAATGACCCGAAAGAATTATTTATAGCTATTAATGAGTTAGCTTATAATTTATCGATTGATTGTAAAAATGTAATGAATTCTTGTTATTGGATTGAGTGGATGATCGAATATGAGAGTATTTGTAAGTTGAAGAGAGAAAAATGTAAATGTGAACGGCGTAGTCAAATACCTGTCGAAAGTAAACATCAGATGGACATTGTTTGGATTGTATGGGATTTATTTTTAAAAATAGCAGAGGACAAAAATAAGATGATTCAAAAAATTGTAAATGCTTTACTGCAATTGTTTACCTTGAAATATTCTCCTGGTTGTGCCCGTAAAAGAAAATATATATTGTATTTTGTGGTTTCCATATTATGCGAAAATATAAATATTGAAGAAGAAATTATAAGAGAACAACAAAAATCAGTGGTCGCAAATGTTATGAAAAAAATAGATTTGGTTTATAAACAAATTAAACAAAATGAAGATTCTCCTGAGACAGAGTATTTGTTCAAAGATGTAAAGTCTAGAAATTTAGAAAAAACAATTGAAAAGTTGGAAACGATGAATACACTTGGTGAGAGTTTTATTCCTAGAATTTAGTATTGTATTTACAATAGAATTTAAAAAATAATATTAAGATAATTTATAATAATGACTAAAACGTATCGTAAAAAAAATAATAATACAACACGTAAAAACGGTCGGCCTTCTATTATACAATTCCAAAAAGAAGTTACAATTAAATTCTTTGAAATGTTGCTTTTAATTAAATTATTTCATTGGAAAACACATAGTTATGCTACCCATAAAGCAACCGATGAATTATATACTAAATTAAACGAACACATGGATAAATTTATGGAAGTTTTGCTAGGTAAGACACAAATTCGTATGGATTTTACAAATCAGAAATCAATTTCACTTATTGATTTAGATTCAAAAGAAAGATTGGTCGAAAAAGTGGATCAATTTAAAGGATATTTAGTCGGTTTAACAAATAATAAAATGATGCGATTAATGACAAATACTGATTTACTGAATATTCGCGATGAAATTTTGAGCGATGCAAACCAGTTTTTATACCTTCTCTCTTTAAAATAAAAAATACTTGGTAAAAATGTTTGTGCAGTTATAATAAAAAATTAATATATATTTTTATTATAATAATGGATAGTAATTCAATAATAGATGCAAATGTTAGTTCTATTACTACTACAAATTTATCAGATTCACCCTCTTCTATTTTAGATAAAATAAAAAATATAAGTGTTTTTACTTGGATTATTATTATACTTGTTTTAGCTTTTTTTGGATTTAATATTTTTGTTTATTTAGCAGAAGGTACACAAGATATAACCAATGTTGCGAAACCTCTATTAGGTAAATTATTCGGTATTTTAGGTTTAACATTCAAAGAAGTTGTTGATATAACAGCTGAAGGTACAAGGACCATTGTAAATACTACAGCCAATGTTGTGGATGTAGGAACTACAACTATTCAAAATGCTGTAGATAAACCTTTTGAAGAAGCACAGGCCAAGAAAAAAGGACAAACACAACAAGCTTCAATTTCCACACAACCTTCAACGGCTCCTTCATCTGTGAAAGGGCAACAAATACAACAACCTCCGATGGATGTAATGCAAAACAACACATTAAATAAAGCATTAAATACAGCAGCTGCTTCGAAATCTTCCTATGGAGAACAAGGTTATGAAGCCGATGATTCAACTAGTAGTATTCAACAAGGTGGTGCAAAATCCGGATGGTGTTATATAGGAGAAGATAGAGGTTTCAGAACATGTGCTCAAGTAGGAGTAAATGATACTTGTATGTCTGGCGAAATATTTCCAAGCCAAGAAATATGTATCAATCCTAATTTGAGACCTTAACTGAATAAATGAATACTTTTATAATGACGGAATCGCATTCGCACTGTGAAACAATTTATAATTTATTGGCCATTTATTTGTGCTATTATTCATTGTTAAGCGTCTTCTCGGATACCAGGTTTGCAAACTGCTATTCCAACATAAAAGTTGAATTCTTCCAGGAACATTCGAATCACTTGTAGGAAAGCAATTAGGAATAAAAGTTGTTTGAACTACTTCATTTGTACAAGGATTTACTGTTTGATTACAAACAAGATTTCCTCCATCTTGATAAGTATTGTCGGACAACCAAATGGATCTACTACACCAAAAGGTAAGGGAACATTAGTATAATTCACCCTCAGCAAACTAGACATGTTTGGGTTGGAATATGTATCTGATTGTGTAGCCCATGTTTTTGTACGATTGGTCCACATTCCTTTTGCGATTTTTGAATAACGTTGATTTTTTGTTAAATTTGAACTATTTTTCTTGTACTGTAAAATATTTCCTTTATTAATAATTTGAACATCATTATAATAAGCTGCTAAAGGAACCTGAATATTCGTTACTGGCGATAGAATATTACCTGAACTATCTGTAATTTGTGCACATATATTTTCAACACGACTCCATGCTCTTGGAGGTTGAGGATTGTATCCAGGACCTAAACAAGACATTGTAATTATATTAACAATAGAATATTAGTTATTCATGAAATAATATTATTTATTTATGAAATAATATTATTTATCAGATTTTTTATCAAGTTTCTAATAAAGTTTTTTAATTTAATAAATTTTTAAGGAATTTTACTTGCTTTTACAGGATTTACACTTAAGGTTGGATTAAAAGTATCACCAGCACCATAGAAGTACCAACGCAACGATAAATAATCATTTGGTTTTGTAGTTGTAACACTTGTACTAATTTGTGTCGTATTTGGACCATCCGCTGCGATTTTTTGTATAGCTGCAGTTCCCAAAGCATAATTGTAATACCATAAATTTGATATATTTCCACTAAATCCTCCGTTCATAGCAACATAAACATCTCCATAATTTTGCATAGGTAGATCAGACAAGCGTATACTACGTGCTATGGTTCCGTTAATATAAACATCTAAGGTTGTGTTTTGACAACGAATGATTACATTGACCCATTTATTTAAAGGAATATCAGGTATTTCAATTTCTTCATTAATCACTTTAAAAGTATTCATAATTACAATTAATTTATTTGTATCTGGTGCAATAAATAATCCAGGTGCATTATTTGGATAATTTAATCCATTTGATGTTATATAATTGTTACCTTTATAGAAAACACATTTATATTGTCCTTGTAAATATGTTAAATCACTTATTAAAATCCATACCGACCAGGTGAATTCAATACCATCGGTTGCATTATCTGAACGATATATAGTAACAGCACCATTAGAGCTAGGATCTTGTACAAAAGTCATAGATTGTGTTGCATCAATCATACCATTTATCAATTTTGGTGATTTATTTGCTGCTGTAGCATAAGACATTAATAAAAGGCAAACTCTAAATAAAATAACAAATATAAAAACAACCAATAACAAAAAAGCGAACTTTGCTACTAAACTATTTGATTCAAATATACTAATATTTCCTGAATTTTCTCTATTATAAGTTGAAAAAGAATAAGAATTACTGCTCATTTATATATATATAAAGAAATAAGAAAAGAAAATTATAATGTAACGCTACTTTTTGTTGTTCCATTACTAATTAAAGAAATTTGTAATTGATAACTACTTAACCAACTACCACTGCCGTATCCTTTCGTATAAATATTCCACGCGTCTTGAGGGTTTATAGAATTTGGGTAATATTGGAAATTAGAAGTCCAACCATCGAATCCACCATTTGGCGTAATAAGAACACTTGCATTATTATTAATATTCGCAACACCAGGTAATAAACAGGTTCTTACTAATTTACCGTCAATATAGAGATCCATTGTTCTACCATATACACTCATTGTAAAGTTGACCCATTTTTGGATAGGAATATTACCAATACCGCAAGTATGAACGACTGTTTTTCCTTTTGGATTTGTAGGTTGTTGGTCCGCACCAGGATAACATCCTAAAGCAACCATTAGATTATTTTGAGTAGCACCTAAAACAACCGTTGGACATGGATCAATACCTCCACTACCTGCTACATCACCTGCACTCGCATCGCTTAATGCACCCATTCTTCCAAAAACTACTTTTGGATTACCATATCGATAATTCCAATCATTAATATAAAACCATATGGAATAAGCAAAATTACTGGATGCGGTTCCAGAACTATTAGTTGCTAAACTATTTGCACTAATCGTAGACGATGTTTCACCATTTTGTAATCCTTGTAAGGTATAAGGGTTTGTTAAAATATACTTTAATAACATAATAATCAAAACGATAATAGCTATTATTATAACAATTGTTAAAGGACTCATTATATATTATAGATGTAGAAATTATCTACATTTATAATTTTTTATTTTTTGTATTTTTTAAGAAATAGGTGGATTTTTATTTTTGACGGTTTGATATAAATAATAAATATTTGTAGCAGTCAATGGTTTTTTAAAATATAATAAATTACATACACCTCCTTGAATACCATTCGCAGATCCAACATTTAAATTATCTAAAGACATATAAGGGACAATTCCATTAATTGATTTTACTAATTCACTATTAATAAAAATATCTAAAGTTCCTCCATTATAATTTATAATGATTTGATTCCATTTTTGTAGTAAAAAGTTTGTCTTTTTATAAACAATAATATTTTTATTTTCATCATTCATTTGATCATTTGTATTTGTATAAAGTAATTTCTTGCTTAAGTTAAATACTCTTCCGCTGTCCATGGTAATTATTAGTGTATTTGTATCCGCCTTATACAATATATTTGGTTTATTACCATAATTTAATAAAGAAGTATATTTGGTATAGGATGCATTGTTGTTTGGAGGCATTGAATCAATATATAACCAAAAAGAAATACCATATTGGTAATTAAAATTATTGTTGCTACTATTACTGTTATTATTTCCGTTTAATTCATCATAATTTGCGATATTCGTCAAACTATTTGTATTAATTGGTTCATTTATTAATTGTTTACCACCTTGTAGAAAAAAATTACCCCGAATCATCATAATAAAAATATAAGCAACAATGATTAAAATTGTGAATAATATGAAATAAAAATCACTTGCTTTGGTAATATTATATTCTTTCACGAAAAATTGCATCACATAATCAAAAAATCCTGAAAATAAACATGGTATATAAAATAGGATACTCTTAACTAGTTCTAAAAATCTATTCGGTTTTTGATGGGGATCTGATGGTTGTTTCACATTAATAATTTTATAAATAAATGTAAGAAGAACAAGCGCTAATATAATATTTATTGTTAGACTAAATGTGGTTGTTTGTCCACCTGTGTAGCTTTGAATAAAATAACTAAGCCAAACAATAATTAATCCAGAAATAACAATACCAAATATAAGTAACAACGATTTTTTAAATAAATCAATTTTTGAATTGTCTAGTATTTTATTTGTTACATTTGGATAATAAGTAACAGCAAGAATACAACCCCAAATAATTAAAATTAACATTGTGAATATTATAACAGCGGTTGAAACACCAATATTTGATAAAAATCCACCAGGATAATTATTAATTCCTAGACCTAATAATATGATAAATACAACAATAACAATATTTACAAACCATATATATGGATTAAATTGAGTGAATTCGAAATTAAAATTTGCACCACCTTTCATTTGTGTTTTAGGTTGTAAAGTTAATACAATAATCAAATATAAAAAAGAAAAAACAGCCAATAAAATACTTAATAACATGGAATAACCTAAATTTTTTTGAACATATCCTCCTGGGTTTACTGAATAGTAAATAATTAATGTAGTTATAAGCGAAAAAAATAATAAAATCATTTTAATTCTCTCATAATTAATATTGAAATCATTAATATAATTGGTTTTAAGAGCATTGTAAAAAAAATAAAATACACCCAATAAGGTTGCTGGCGTAAATATATATGCATACTTATTTAAGGTATTATTTGGTATTAATCTGAAAAATAAAATAAGAAAAATAGTGTATAAAACAACAAACAATACATTTTTCATTTGTCCTAAGAGTGTTTTTATTTCTTTTAAACTAGGTAACAAAACAATTAAAAAAGCAAGCGATAATAAAATAAACGAAATGGTAGCAAAAATTGTGAGACTAATGTTATTTGTATTATTACCGTTATTGTTATTGTTTGTTTGTTTGTTTTTATGACTTGAGCTCGAAGTATAATTACTATATAATAATCCTAATGTAAGAAGAATTAAAAAAACATAAATAGTACCTACCGAAATTGCTACTGGTAAGGTTTTTAATTTAACTAATATATTTTCAGTATTCTGATTATTTGTATTATTGTTATTATTATTTGTATTTGTTGTATTATTCATATATTATACAAGGACAAATTTATTTTACCTTTCTTTGCAAATGCTAAAATGTTTTTTATAAATTATTAACCCATATTTTCCAATGCAGTTTTTTTTCCGTGACATTCTCTACATAAAGCTACTAAATTTTGCACATCATTGCCTCCTCCATGTTCCAATCTAATTTTATGATCTACTTCAAACCATGCGTTCAACTGACTATTACAATGTCCACACTTCCAATCTTGTTGAGAAGCCACATATTTTTTCTTGGTTTCACTCACTGAACGTTTTGTGCCTGATTTTCCTGAATTTAATATGCGACGTTCTTCAGGAATATAAGGGGAAGGTTGAATATCATTGAAAGATTCCATAAAACTACTCTGGTTCCCAGTTGTGAAATCAAATACTGGACTTATCATGTCCATGGTAGAACGATCAATCGGCATATATTTAATCATATTATTTGCATAAAGCAACATGTTTTTACCTTGTACAGGATTTTTTTTCAATAATAAATAAATACTAATCCCACAAATAGCGAAAAAAATCATTTTATAATATTTTTTAAAAGAAAGTAACATTTTTGTATATTTTCCGTCATGATATGTATTATAAACGAAGAAAGCAGTTAATCCTAATATAAATATTTCTAATCGCATTTATATATTATATATTTTTTATAATATATAAATGATTTAATTTTTACAAATTTTATATTATATTTGATTCCTAGAAACAGTATTTACATAGAAACTGATTTACTTATAGAATTACTTGCTTTATCACTTAAAGGGTTTAAATAGTGAACTTGTTTAATTTCACGCATAATACCAAAAATAACAAGGAACATCATGATAAATGGTAATAAAACTAGGAACCATGATAATGCCTTAAATCCTTTTTTACATAACCAGGATAAAACATAAGTCCATACAAACGCAAAAACAAGTTTAATAACAATCATAAAAAGACGAACACCGCTAAATAAACCTATTATAATGCTTAAAATAGCAAGACTAAAGTAAATTTTTGCAGGCGTACAAAGCTTAGAGAAGGTTTCTTTGCTTAATTTCATTTATATACTTTACTTATATTTTTTTATTTTTTTTAGGTAAAAACAAAAGAAATTTGTTTCTTTTTGTTTTGTTTTTTTTAAATAATTCACGTCTTTTTTTGGTTGATTTAAAAATAGGAATTGATTTTTTTCCTAAAGATGAAGTTGAAGTAACTTCATTCATTCTATTTTTTTTTGAAATAGCTTGAAAAATTTGATTTAATTTTTCAAAATCAGCATTCAAATCGTTTATATTGATAGGATTAATTCGTGGATTATATAAATATTTTATAAATATTTGTTTTAAATGTTGAAAAAGTTCTTGTTCTTTTTCATTTAATTTATCAAAATTTTCAAAAACTACTTGTAAAATAGGTATATATGCAGTAATCCATCCCCAAATATCAACAATATGAATAAATACCTTGTCTAAATAAACGCGTAATTCAAATGTTTTTTCATTTATATTTGTAAAATGAATCAATATTTCGATTATGTAGTTTGATAAATAATATAATGTAAATTCAGTTTCAATCATTCTTGTTTTTATTTCATCCGTTTCGACACTTTTTAAATCATTGCTAAATAACATATACATAATATGATTGATGTATTTGTAATGACCTTCTCCTCTTTTATTCAACCAAAAATGAATGTAATCCATAACAAATGGTTTTAGATTCGTTCCCATTAAATCATGACCTTTTTTTAAATAATCACTATATTTATCTAGAAAGTAATTTGAAAAAAGGATCACAGAAAAAGGAACATTAAATTGTAAAGGACGATTGGACCAATCTCTAGGTAATGATTCATTTTTATAAGGAATATATTCAATAGTTAATCCCCAATCAATGAGTCTGGTTTTTAAATCTTCATTATCTTTGTATTCAACTAAAATATTTGAATCTTTAATATCACTGTGATATATATATATATTGTTCATAGGTATAATACCATTGTTTAATAGATTTAATAATGTATTATTAAGTTGAATTAATTTGTAATAATTAATTTTACTATTTATAAAATCATCTACAGGTAATCCTCCATAAGGCATATTTAATGCGAATACTTTATCCAGAGATGAATTAATGTTATTAGCGTTTATATTATCTTTTGATAAAGTTTTACATTTTTTTACATAATTTTTTAAATCATTTTCACTTAATTTATCAATTTCGCATAAGTTGAAATGATTGATTAAAAAATAATTTTGATAATTTGGAATTTTTTCAAGATTTTTACGTATGCTTACAATTTCATTGTATTCCTCCAATGCATGTTTTTTGGTCATTAATTTAGTTATGTTATTTTTAAATCTTTTTTTACCTTTGCATTTCAATGCTGGAGAGAAAACACAACCGAAACCGCCCGATGCGATTACTTCCCCTCCTTTTATATTTTTTTTTACCATTATTATATATTATATAATAATATATAAATTATTATATATTGATTTATTTATCATATAAATAATAAATGGCTCCAATAATAATGCAAATAACACTTAAATATATGATTTTCTCTCGAATTTTATAATATTCAACCATTTTTTGATTAGTATTTTTATATGATTCATAATATTTTACATAAAAATCATTTAAAGAAATTTGTGGTTTTTCTAATTGCTGATTGATTTTATTATGAATGAACCATACCCAACGTACAAGCGATTCACGATTATCTAAATAAGGAGCAATTGGATATTCATCTAATAATTTACTAAAATTCGAAGCCATTGGTTCAATTGGTATAAACAAGTGTAAATTTTGAAAAAAATCATATATTTTCTTTTTTGTTACTGCATTTGGATGTAAAGGGTAACATATAGCAGTTGTATGTAAAAAAAACCACATAGGTGGTCCCCATACTTTTGAGTCTAATCCCATTTTTGTAAAACAATATAAAAAGATTTATGTTTAAACATATATATTGATTGAATTAATATGAGTAAAAATTTAAATGTATGTAATAATTGTGGAAAACACGGACACTTATTTTATCAATGTAAATTACCAATCACTAGTTATGGTATAATTTTATTTCATTGTAAAATAGAAGAAGATAAAAATGATGATATAAAGTTTTTAATGATACGTAGAAAAGATACATTTGGTTATATAGATTTTATCCGTGGCAAATATTCACCTTATAATAACGAACATATTCAAAATATAATTGATGAAATGTCGATTTCAGAAAAAGAACAAATTTTATATAAATCTTTTGATCAATTATGGAAAATGATGTGGGGCGAATCATTAAATAATCAGCATAAAAATGAAGAAAATGCATCTTCCAAAAAATTTGATATTATAAAAAATGGTATTATTGTGAATAATGAAAAAATAAATTTAAATGACCTTGTAAAAAACAGTAAAACATCTTGGGAAGAAACAGAATGGGAATTCCCAAAAGGGAGACGTGAATTTGATGAAAAAGATTTGGATTGTGCATTGCGTGAATTTGAAGAAGAAACTGGAATAGATAAAAACAATATAAAAATAATTGAGAATATTATGCCGTTTGAAGAAACATTTATTGGTTCAAATCATAAATCTTATAAACATAAATATTTCTTAGCTTATTCAGAAAAAACCGATAATTTATTGAATAATTTTCAAAAGACCGAAGTAAGCAAAATGGAATGGAAAACACTTGAACAATGTTTAGAATCAATCCGTCCGTATTATTTAGAAAAAAAAGAATTAATTAAAAGAATTTATAAAGTAATAGAAGAATATAGATTATATTCATAATATATATCAAGTATGTCTCAAAATATATCCATAAATAATATTAAAAAACGGTTAATTATAGATTCAAATACTTCTTCTTCTAATTCAAATACTTCTTCTTCTAATTCAAATACTTCTTCTTCTAATTCAAATACTTCTTCTTCTAATTCAAATACTTCTTCTTCTAATTCAAATACTTCTTCTAAAAAATCTTCAACAAATTCATGTAATGTAAATTTAGAAAATGATTTCGATGAATCAAAATGTGAAGTAGACCACTATTCAAATGGATGCAACAAATTTTTATTAAAAAAAGAACTTGAAGAGAGAAAATGTTTATCGGAAACAGAAGAAAATAATGATTCCCTCTATCCAAATTTAAATGATGAAAAATTTATTATTAAAATAGCTGAGAAAAAGGAATTCAATGATACAAAATATGATGGAACATTATATAAAAATATAAAAGAACGTGCGGATGAATTAAGCAAAGCAAGTTTTGAGTTGCAACCACATCAAGCATTTGTTAAAAATTTTCTCTCTACCCAAACCCCTTATAATAGTTTATTATTGTTTCATTCTTTAGGAACTGGTAAGACATTAAGTGCGATTGGTGTTTGTGAAGAAATGCGTGAATATTTAAAACAAATGTCTATAAATAAAAGAATTATTATTGTTGCTTCCGAAAATGTTCAAGATAATTTTAGAACCCAATTATTCGACGAGAGAAATTTAAGGTTAATCGACGGAGTATGGACAATTAAAGGATTATCCGGAAATAAATTGCTAAAAGAGATTAATCCAATGAATATAAAAGGTATACCTAGAGAGAAAATAATCAGTCAAATAAATACTCTCATCAATAATACTTATTTATTTTTAGGATATGGTCAATTTGCGAATTACATTATAAAAACTATGTATTCAAGCGAAGAATCAAAAAATATTCAAATCAAATCGGAAAAGGTTGTTTTGGATAAAAAAATGGTTAAAAGATTACGAAATGAATTTGATAATCGTTTAATTGTGATTGATGAGGTTCATAATATAAGAAAGACAGACGATAACGCTAATAAAAAAGTGGCTGTACATTTAGAGTATCTTGTGAAGGCTGCAGAAAATTTAAGATTGCTTTTATTGTCTGCTACACCCATGTACAACAGTTACAAAGAAATTGTATGGTTGTTGAATTTAATGAATACAAATGACCGCAGAGGTAGAGTGGATGTAAAAGATATTTTTAATGCAAAGGGTGAATTTACAAAAGATGGAGAAGAAATGTTGATTCGTAAAGCAACTGGATATGTATCATTTGTAAGAGGCGAAAATCCTTATACATTTCCTTATCGTGTTTATCCAAATGAATTTGCAAAACAAGATACATTTCCTGTTATATCTTATCCTGATTATCAAATGAATAGAAAAAAAATAAGCACAGAAGATAAGAAACGCATTTTAAGTTTATATTTAAACCAAATGAAAGAATGTGAAAATTGTGGAGAATGTCAAAATTGCATTTACAGATATATTATTCAGAATATACGCAATATGAAATTTAATATTACTACTAAAAAAGGTTCCATAAGAGAAATGCCGAATTTTGAAAATATGGAATCATTTGGTTACACTTTATTACAAATACCACTCGAATCATTGATTATTTCTTATCCAATGAATGGTATAAAAGAAATCCTGGAAAAATTACCGAAAGAAACCTATTTCAATGAATTAGAGGATAATGAAACCGAGAGTAGCAAAAGTAGCAATATTACAAAATCAGACGTTACCTCTGTAGATATAAATGCTTCCACAATCGATCCAAATGAATTGACCGGAATCAACGGAATATCGAGAATGATGAATTATAAAGATATACGGACACCTCCTGAAAAAGGTTCGTATGAATACAAGAAAACAACATTAGATAAATACGGTAGAATTTTCTCTAAAGAAAAAATATATAAATATAGTTGCAAAATCAGAACCATTTTAGATTGCATTGTTGGAAACGACAGTAAAGGAAGTGATGGTAAAGGAACTGACGGTAAAGTATCCGAAGGTATAATATTGATTTATTCTCAATACATTGATGGAGGGTTGATTCCTATGGCGCTTGCTTTGGAAGAAATGGGGTTTACACGTTATGGTGAAAACTCAAAACCATTATTTAAAGTAAAACCATGCGAAGTGGTTGACGTTAGAACTATGAAACCTCCTACCGATAAAAAAGATTTTAAACCCGCACGATATGCGATGATTACTGGAGACACAAGACTATCTCCTAATAATGATTATGAAGTGAAAGGATTAACAAGTGAAGACAATAAAGATGGTCACAAGGTAAAAATTGTATTGATTTCAAAAGCGGGCTCAGAAGGTATTGATTTCAAATACATTCGCCAAGTTCATATATTGGAACCATGGTATAATATGAATCGTATTGAACAAATTATTGGTCGTGGCGTCCGTAATTTCAGTAACAAAGACTTACCTTTTGAAAAAAGAAATGTCCAGATTTTTATGCATGGAACTATTTTGGGAAATAAAAAAGAGGAAGCAGCTGATTTGTATGTTTATCGTGTGGCTGAATTTAAGGCAGTTCAGATTGGACAGGTTACACGTATTTTAAAAGAAACATCTGTTGACTGTATTTTAAATCATGACCAGGCGAATTTTACACAAGAAATGTTTCAACAAATATTGGATGAACCAATCAAACAAATTTTATCGGATGGACAGGTGATAGAAAATTACAAAATAGGAGATGCACCTTTTTCACCAGCATGTGATTATATGCCTACATGTGATTACAAATGTCGTCCGGATAAAAAAATCGATGAAAAAGATTTGAATGAAGATACTTATAATGAAGTTTATATTGTTATGAATTCAGAAAAGATTATACAAAAAATAAGAATGCTTATGAAAGAAAATTTTTTCTATCAAAAAAAGACACTTTTGCAATTGATACAAACACCCAAATCTTATCCTTATGCGCAAATATATTCTGCATTAACACAATTAATAGAAGACCGAAATGAATATATTACAGACAAATATGGTAGAACGGGACATTTAATCAATATTGGTGATTATTATTTATTTCAACCGATCGAATTAAGTGACTTAAATACTTCTATTTATGAACGTTCTGTACCAGTGGATTACAAACATTCAAGTATTGATTTTCAACTTCAAGAAAAAGTCGCAAAAAATGCAAAAGAAAAGCAAAATAAAATGAAAGGTATAAATGAAATGAAAGGTATAAATGAAATGAAAGGTA